GGTTGATTTTGATACGTCCATTGCACTCACTTAGTTACCTTGGGGGGTCTGCCTAGCTTGCCTTTTCTGGCTAATTTTCTTTCTTCTCGCTTTTCTTGTATCTCTACTCGCCTAGTTGATGCCTCGTTACGTATTTCTGATAGCCAATATCGTGCCTTAATAGCTGCTTCGTCTGAGCCTTTGTATTCAAATCTTTCCTGCCACTTAAAATATTCCTGAAAAGCAGCAATCATTTTATCGTGTGCTTCTGTTGTCAAGCAACAATCTCCACATCATTCGAATAACTAGTAAATCCGTTTTCTTTAATAACCTTGAGCACGTGATTAACACGGCTGGTTAGGTCATCTCTGTGCGAAATTAAGAATACATTCTTATCACGCTCACGGGTCATACGCTTTAGCACAGCAATACTTGACTCAACACCACTACTATCCATACCGCTGTCTACTAATTCGTCAATAAACAGTAGGTTAATGCTGTGATATAAGTTCTCCCACACATCACGGAATGCCCAGCTCATAGATAGGATCAATCTATTGCGTTCGCCACGACTTAAATTGTCAAAGTCTAAGTCCTGACCTAGTTGTGTAATCAACACACTTAGATCATTCTGGAATTCAACAATATGTGGCAAGCCGATCTTATCGAGATAATAGGTTAATCTTTGATTTAAGAATGCTAAGTTTTGATCGATAATACGTTTACGAACAAAACTATCTTTGTTAGTTAATAGTTTGTATAAGAATTCTTGATGTTCTTTGACTCTAACTAGAGCATTAACTGATTCCCAGTCAATTTCTTGTACCGCTGTTTTTTTAAGTTCTTCAATCTGTTCAAGATAAGGATTAGTTTCAGCACTCTTAATGGTTAATTCTTTTTCTAAACTAATAACTGTGTTCTTGTGATTAAGTGCTTCTTCTAATGTATCATATTGTACCTTAGGACAATCGCCCAACTCGCCTAGTTCTTTTAAGGCAAACTCGGTTTCTGTAATAACTGTGCCTAAGTCTTCAAATGCTACATTAGCATCGCTAAGATCTTTCTTAGCAGTTGCAAGTACAGCTTCGTGTTTTGCATCATGAAATTCCTGCCCACAGGTATGACACTGATGATTTTCTAAACTAGCAATTTCTTTTTCTAATTTATCACAGCGTTTACGTTCTCGATCCTGCTCTAGTTTAGACCGTTGCATCGCTGAAGTAAGGTCGTTGATGTCTTTGCGTTTTTGATTATAAGCAACTAATGCTCGATGATTTAATATCTCTTGCTCTGAGTCAATATGACTCAATACATCAATGCTTTTTAAAATATTTTCAACATTTTTTTCTTGGGTTTCATCCCACAGTCTTTGTTTACGTTCTAACGCCTCAATACTTTGCTGAATTCGATCGTTACTGGCTTTGACAGTTTCAATCCGAGTATTTTCAGTTTGAATAGAATCCTTGCTAATGCGGATTTGTTCTTTAAGATTCTCTGCTTTTTCCGATAGAAGTGTAATACCTAGCAACTGTTCGATAATGTTACGTTGATCTGCAGCCTTCATAGACAGGAACGGTTCGGTATAGGTATTCAAAGCCACAAGATGTTTAAACATATCGTGACTCATACTCATCATTTCTTCGATGGCCTTTTGTGTTTCTCTCGAATCGCCTTGACTTTCATCCAGATCTTCTAGTTGCTGCTCTGTGCCGTTAATACTAAACCGTAACAAGTTTGGCTTACGACCGCGTTCAATGTGATATTCAATACCATCTTTTTCAAACGTAACGGTACACAACATACCTTTGCCGTTGATCTTGTTAACAAGATTATCTTTCTTAATATTGGTTAGTGCTTGACCATAGATAGCATAGCTAAGACCATTAATAATAGTAGTTTTACCAGTGCCATTTCGAGCGCCACTGTCATCCCCGCCAAGATCCATATTCTCACCAAGTACTAAAGTGAGTTGACCTTTGTCAAAGTCTATAGCCTGAGTTTGGTTGCCCACACTCATAAAGTTACGTACTGTTAAATTCTTAATTTTTATCATAGGTCTTTATAAATGTTTAATAACATTGCCTTGTCGTAGCTTTCGCTTTCAATAGCGTTAATTTGATTCATAACAATTGTATCTACTGATTCGAAGTTAATATCAATAGGCACAGCATTAGATTCCACTTCTACCTTTTCTGGAATAAGCATCAGCTCACGCAGATTGTATTGCGGCATAAACTGTTCTTTGATAAAGTTAGCTTCTTCAAAAGTGATAGGCAAGTCAATAGTAACACGACAATGCATCTTATCACGTAATAGTGCATCGGGGGTGTCGATAATTTGACTGAGTTTATACGTTCTATAGATAGGTTGATTGGGCCAAGATTTGTATTCGGGCTTGCCTCCCCACTCTAAGATCATCATGCCACGATCGTCGTCGCCGGCGTCAGCATAGTTGTGAGGGAAAGCATTGCCAATATATGTTACATTACCTTTGCTTTGACGCTTATGAAAGTGCCCACTGAATACATATTCTTGATGACCAAAGTGCCCAGCCTGTAACTGACCGTGATCAGGCATCTGTACCATAGCATTCATATAAAACAACGGCAATTCTAAGTGACCAAACACGTAACGACTTTTAAGTTTAGAAACTTCCTTCCACTCGTCGCCCACTAGCCAAGGCATAATTGTCACATCGCCTTGTGTAAGTGTTTCTCTAATGGGCACAATGTTAGGAAATAATCGCATAAACTCAACGGAGTTAATTTCACGTTTGTCTTTGTAGAACAAGTCGTGATTGCCTAGAATGAAATAGACTTTTTCAAAACTTTGACTGAGTTTTTCTAAGTTGCTGACAGTATAGTTCATAGTACTAACGTCAGTAGTACTACGATTATGATGCCAGTCGCCTAGAAAAATTGCAGTTTCACATCCTTGTGCTTTGGCAGTATCACAAAACCAATTTACAAATTCTTCGCAATCTTGGTTATGTGTACGGCTACCGCTTTTAAGTCCAAAATGTATGTCTGTGAAACAAGCTACTTTTTTAAATAGATTCATAGATATATTATACTACCTTAAAATTTAAAGATCAATCAGAGTCTGAGCCACCGTCAACGGTTGCGCCTGCAGACGGTCCAGCAGCTACATTAACACTGCCGCCTGAATTTTGACGACTCCAACTAGGATTCATACCGTTCATTTCGAGAATGTCGTCTCGAATGTTTTGATTGCGTTTCTCAATGTTGATAATTCTAACGAATGAATTAGTGACAGCAGCAGTATAGTAAGCAAAAGGATTATCAGATTTGCTTTCATCGAATTGTAGTCCTATTTGAGTTAATTGTAAAATAGCCTGTCCACGCATCTCGTCATTATAGGTGTATCCACGAACGTTACCTCTAGTAGCATATCGTTCACATAATTTTAAAAACATACGAGCTAAATTGTCAGTCATTTTACCATGTTCTTTATTAAACTCTCCAGTAATTAGATCGCCTTTCCAATGACTTTTGCCTACAAGGATTAAATTGTTATTGGCATCAAACTTCCAATGTTGGAACGGAGGAAAATTAACTTTTTCGTGACTGTCAGCAGTATTTTTTAGTGTTTTTTTACGTCCTGGAGCAAGAGGTACATGAGTAAAAGTCATAACTCTAAAAATTACATCTTCTTTTTTGATAGTTTTATAATCAATCTCAAATTCTTTTGCAGGTAGTTTCTTGCCTCCCGCAATAACTGCAGCCTCGTGTGCCTGTTTAGCTAATCGAGCCGCACGGCTTCGTTTAGCCTCTGCGATAGTTCGAATATTGATTTTTTCTACACTAGGCACAATAAGGTCGTAGTCTCCGAATGCTTTATCTGTGTACGAACAGTAGGTATTTTTACTGCGGTGTATTTCTTTTAATAGATCTTTGTTAGTTAAGTACTTTATTTTTGGAACTGTCATTGATTATAATTCTCCTATTAGTAATATAATAGCACATTTTGTCAAGAATAAATAGACTATATGACAAGGAAATTCACTCAAAATGCCGTTATCAATTAATCCTATTGCTCAACTTGTTGCTTCTGTTTCTTCTAGTATATCCCAATCTACAAACGAAGCAGCCTCGTTTGCTGCAGGATCTAACATGCTGGAAAAAGCCAACTTAGATGCAAAGATAAACCAGCTGTCCGGCGGGTTAACTTCAGGACTTAATGGGCTGTCAAGTAATGCTAAAGGTGCGTTTGGGCAACTGTCCGATAGAGCGTCAGCAATTGGCGGCGCTTTACCAGGGGCAACTGCATTGGGCGGTATTGGTAATAGTATCACAAGCACTGTCTCCGGCGGTATTAGTACACTACAAAGTGTTGCTGGATCAACCAGTAACATAACTGCTGACATTGCCGGCGGTCTTAATAAATTAGCTGGCGGTAGTCTCGGTGGCGGCTTAATGAGTCTTGCAGGATCTATTAGTAAAGCCGCTGGAATGTTGAACAATGTACTTAGTCTGAAGAGAGGAATCAACCTTCCATCGGGAGCAGAAGCTTTTATTAAACAAGGCCAAGCAATTCAACTTAATGCTTCCGCAAAAAATGATTGGCGTGTAAGAATTACCTGCCAGTGGAATATTTTTAACAGTCCGTTGTTTGCATTATTAGAAAACACAGGCGGAGTTGTTTGGCCATACTTGCCAAACATTACAGTGTCTACTAAAGCAGATTATTCTGCTATCAGCACCACACACAGCAACTACACAAATTATGCTTATAAAAGCAGCATGGTTGATGATATAACAATCACAGGAGAGTTCAGCTGTGAAACAGAAACAGATGCTGCCTATTGGATAGCAGCCACAACATTTTTTAAGACAGCAACTAAAATGTTTTTTGGACAAGGCGAGTTCGCTGGCAACCCCCCATTAATCTGTAATCTAACAGGCTATGGTTCTAGTATATTTGACAAAGTACCAGTTATTGTAAAAAGTTTCTCAGTTGACCTTAAAGACGATGTCAACTATGTAAGATGTAATAGTTTTGGTACTAATACTTGGGTGCCTGTAATGAGTACAATCACAGTAGTTGTTTCACCAGTTTACAATAGACAGAGAATGCGCCAGTTTAGTTTACAAGACTATGCTCGCGGCAAGACATCTGACAGCAGCGGAGTAGGATACATCTAATGGCAACTTACGGTAACGCTAGTCCTTGGGCTACAACCTCCCAAAACTCTTTATATCTAAACCTATTAGATATTAGACCAGTACCTGCAGAAACTGACGATTATAGATACGTAATTGAAAATCAATACAAGCATCGTCCCGATCTCTTGGCCTATGATCTATATGGTGAAGTTAAACTATGGTGGGTGTTTATGCAAAGAAATATGAATATCATAAAAGACCCTATCTATGATTTTGTTCCAGGCACTGTGATCTACCTTCCTAAAAAAGGCAACTTAGAAAAATTCCTAGGAGTATAACGTGGCCATTAACTACCTGGGAAAAATTTTAGATTTAAAAAAGCCCGACGGAACGCCGATATTACCGTTTAACTCACAGTCCATTCTTGGTCTAGGCACAGTTTCAAACATTACTAATCTTGGTGTATCAAGAGCTACTGATTTTTTAAAAAACGGTAACACTACAACAATTTCAGACCCTACTAAATCTAGTTCGTCGGCCAAAAAAAATCTGCCTAATCTAGTTCCTAATCCTATGGAACAGTTTGCGTCGTATACCTGTCTGTGGACTTTGGCTTGTCTAACACCTGATCAGTTTAACAATCCAGCATCTTATAGATCTAGCCCACAGGCATTGAGCAATATTGTATTTGCATCAGGTGGAAGATATAACGATCAACGAGTAAAAACATTTTTTGGCAGTCCTGAATATTTTATTAATAACTTTCAAATGAACTGTATTATCGGCACCAACGAAAAAACTGGAAACAGTAACGCTATTAAATTTTCTTTTGATATTATGGAACCGCATTCGATGGGCCTACTGTTACAAAGTATGCAAAACGCCGCAGTTAAAGCTGGGTATCTCAGTTACCTTGACAACTCGCCGTATGTGTTGCGCATGGATATTCAAGGCTATGATGAATTAGGCAGAGTAATAAAAACTATTAAACCTAAATTTTTTACACTAAAAATAGTGTCGATGAAATTTTCAGTTAATGAAGGCGGATCGCTGTACAAGGTCGAAGCCATCCCTTATAATCATCAAGGATTTTCAGATGCAGTAAATGTTACCTATACTGATATAAAAATTTCAGGAGATCTTAAAGGCACAGGAATTGTATCAGAAGTGTTGGCCACTAGCAAAGACAGTCTGGCCGCAGTTTTGAATCGTAACGAAGACAAATTAAAAGTTGAAGGTAGAATAGGAGAACCTGACCAATATGCCGTTCAGTTTCCTACCTTAGCCGGCGAATGGAAAAGCTCTGCAGGCACCCCTTCGGTAGCTAAAAATGCCACGATAGATCCCCTAGCAGTTGCAACTCAAGCAGTAGTAAAAGTTACCGGCGGCGCAGCAAAACCTCAAGATACTACAAATCAATTAGTAAATGAATTAGGCACAGCTAGTTTGGGGTTTGACGGAAAAAGAGGCGGCAATATATTATTCAAACGAGCAGATGATCAAATAGATGCTAAAACCGGAGTTATAAAAAGAGATGGAATGACCATTGACCCTAAAGCACGAGCTTTTCAATTTGGTCAAGGCCAGTCACTAACTTCTATGATAAATCAAGTTGTTCTAAGTTCCGACTATGCTAAAAAAGCCATACTGGATAAAAATCAAGGCGGATTTGGCACCACCCCTGAGGGATATATTAAATGGTTTAAACTTGATGTGCAGATAGAACTTTTAAAGTATGACCCTATCACCGGCGACTATGCTAAAAAAATTACTTACCGTGTAGTGCCTTACTATATTCATCAAAGCATATTTTCTAACCCAAGTTCAGCACCGGTAGGATATTCTGAACTAATGAAAACAGTAGTTAAAGAATATCAATATATCTACACAGGACAAAACGTTGATGTACTAAAGTTTGATATTAATATCAATAACTTATTCTATGCAGGAGCAAATCCTAGTCCTGAAAATCAAGGATCAAAAACTGATAATCAAGATCAAAAATTATCAGAGCAAAAAAACAAAACTGCCAAAGTTGGTCAAGGTCAAGCACCTGCAGCACAGGCAGCGCAGATGGGCCGAGCTAGACCAGATCGAGATCCTAGACTATTAAAAGGTTACAAAGGTGGAAATCCTGACAAGACCACAGAACAGAATATTGCTGAAAGTTTTCAGCAGGCATTTATCAGCGGCAACAGTGCAGACTTAGTCACTGTGGATTTAGAGATTATGGGCGATCCTTATTGGATAGTAGACAGCGGCATTGGTAACTATTTTGCTTCAGCACCGTCACCTGTTTCGCAGATTACCAACGACGGTACTATGAACTATGAAAGTGGTAATGTCTATATCTATCTAACATTTAGAACTCCTGCCGACATCAATGAAACTACAGGTCTTTATGATTTTTCCGTAGCCGGAAAAGAAAGCCCGTTTAGCGGCATATACAGAGTTAATATGTGTGAAAATACATTTTCAGATGGACAATGGAAACAAAAACTCAAATGCCTACGTATGCCTGGTCCTCAGGGTCCGGAAGCTGATAAAACAACACAAGGAGATCAACCTACGGTAATATCCGCTGTTGGCAATAGTGCTATAGAAGTGGGAGCAGAAGATCCTAGTAAAACTTCACCGACAGACGATCCTAACTTAAATACTGCGCCTGCTAACAGTGGCGCTAGTCCGCAGACTAATGGAAATTCATCTTCAGCCGCTGCTGCTAAAACAGTCAATACATCAAACACTGGCACTAGACGTGTAGGCTTTAGGTACTACAGAGATCTAGGACAAAACTAAGGATATTAAATGGCACAACACAGACGATCATCAGCAGCTAATGACGGCAGGACCGGCGGACTAACAGACGGCATATATATTGCTCGAGTAATCAGCCACCTCGATCCTACCTTCATGGGATCGCTAGAAGTTACACTGCTTAAAGATCAAGGCAATACTGCCGGTGATGATAGTCAAATTCATATTGTAAAATATGCTTCGCCGTTTTTTGGTTATACACCGTTTGAGTTCATGGGTAAAAATGATGGCACCACATCAACTATAGAAGGTTTTAACGACACACAAAAATCATACGGTATGTGGATGGTGCCGCCCGATGTTGGAGTTAACGTCCTAGTGTTGTTTGTAGACGGTGACCCTAGTCAAGGTTATTGGTTTGCCTGTGTGCCGGGTCGAAGCATTAATAACATGGTACCAGCAATTGCTGCTTCAACAGAAAATACTCTAGACCCCACAGACAAACAGCGTTACGGCAATACCAAACAGCCCTTGCCTGTAGCTGAAATAAACAAAAGGATCAACGGCGAAAGACAAGAAATAGATCCTGAAAAAATCAAAAAAGTAGTACATCCTATCGCTGACAGATTTTTAGAACAAGGACTTCTAGACGACGACATAAGAGGAACTACTACATCTTCGCCGAGAAGAGAAGTTCCCGGTATGGTGTTCGGTATATCAACGCCGGGTCCTGTAGATCGAAGAACAAATGCTAAAAAAGCTGTAATAGGAAAAAACGACAGCAAATCTGCTCCTATACCTGTGAGCAGACTAGGCGGTACACAACTAGTATTTGATGACGGCGACGATCGATATCACAGAGAAAAATCTGCAGCTGAAGGTCCAGTTAAGTATGTCGACTTATTAGAAAGTAAAAACGCCAACGATCAAGGGCAGCCGACTATTCCATATAGTGAATACTTTAGAGTGCGTACTAGAACTGGTCATCAACTGTTAATGCATAATTCAGAAGATTTGATCTATATTGGCAATGCTAGGGGCACCACTTGGATAGAACTTACCAGCAACGGTAAGATTGATATCTATGCCCAAGATAGTATCAGCATCCATACTCAGACAGATTTAAACATTAGAGCAGATCGTGACATTAATATGGAAGCAGGCAGAAATTTTAATCTTAGAACAGAGTCGGGTAAGTTTCACGCAGAAATTGCCACAGATCAAGAGTGGCTGGTTAACAACGATGCAAAACTTACTGTGGGTGCTAAATTAGATGTGCTAGTGGGTGCATCATTAAAAATGTCAGCAAATACTGATTTTGAATTGGCCACAAACACTGAACTCAAAGTATCAGCGGCAGGCGACATCAGTGTGGGTTCAGCTTCGGAACTTAAATTAAACGGCAGTAAGATTAATCTCAACGGGCCAACTAATGCCGAAACTGCCGCAGTGGCAGACTTTGTAAAACCATACGAACTGCGAGATAATCCAGCAACCAGTGTCAATGCAGGTTGGGAAGTAAAACGATATCAGTCTGGGACTGTTAAAAGTTTTATGAAGCGTATACCCATGCACGAACCGTGGGCACTGCACGAAAATCAAGCACCAGCCCAACTAACACCAGACAATACAGATAGGGATGTGTAATTATGGGAAAACTTTATAATCAAAAATCAGTAGCAACTGCTACTGCTGTAGTCTCTGAAAATCAAGGAACCTTTACTTATAAGGGGTTTAGTTCTAAAGAAACTGCTAAAAATTACAAGCTCTATGATATTGATCTTGTCAAACAAGACTTGTTAAATCACTTTTATATTCGCAAAGGCGAAAAGTTAGAAAATCCTGAATTTGGTACTGTAATCTGGGACATGTTGTTTGAACAATTCACTGAAGATGTAAAAAATATTATTGCCAAGGATGTAGAAGATATCATTAACTACGATCCCCGTATAGCGGTGAATGAAGTACAGATAGATAGTACAGATCAAGGTATTAGGATACAGGCAGATATTGTTTATATTCCGTTTAATGTCAACGAGCGGATGACATTTAACTTTGATAAGACTAATTCTACAGTAATCTGAGCAGTTTATTTTCCAAGGTAAATATGGTATATGACAACAACTAGCAGACAAAATAATCTCATTTTAAACCAAGACTGGACTAGAAT